CAATACATTGTGGCATAATCATGTGTCCAATCGTTATAAAAACGGGCTTTCAAGTGTCGTTTTTTCACGCTTGCCTTGCCGTCCTTGACGCGAAATCCTTTGTCCAACAGATCACATATTGATATCCATTGCTTTTCTGTCAGCGTGCATGTGTTGCATTCCCACTTTGAACGTGAATGCTCCATTACTGTACGTTTCAGATACCCCTTACCGTTGATGTATGTGTCTAAATCCTGCATCTGATCCGGAGTGGACTTCATCGTGTCTGGTTGCAATAAATCGTGATTGATTTTGGAGTATGTATACTTGCCTCCGGAATACCCTGTGGCTATTGCTATCACACCTTTACTTGGATCATACATAGTCTTCCTCCTTTATATCAATGCAGATGCTCCGTGCTGTCGTTTGTAGCGGTTATTTTCCTGTCGAACAACCTTAAGCAGATCACCTTCCTTGTATTTTTCAACAGATATTCCACTGCCACCGTTCTGCTCCAATTCAATGATTGCGTTGCACAGTCTTTCAATCACCGGTACCAGCGCCGTTGCTGATGCTGTTCCGGACATCTGTACTGCACGATCTACCATTGCCTGCAGTTTATTTTCCGGGGCAACAATCTCACCGTATCGCTTGTTATCACCGATCATGGCAAGCTGTGGGGTGTTGGCTCGTACGTATCCACCTTGTGCAAGTGCTGGGATCTTAGGTACTGCAATAGGATTTTCGTTCCAAAGTTTGGCGAACGGTTTTAACTTACCGACACCGGCGGTACGAAGCTTGTTGAGCATCTTATTGATCCCCGTGAACGGTTTCTCGACAATAACATTCAGTCCTTTGATCAGCGTATTAACAACAGCCTTAAAGGTTTTGTCGATGCCTTCTTTAATGCCATCAAAAATCTTGCCCTTTGAGGAAAATACAGCCTTAACTTTTGTCCATGCTGTGCCAAACGTCTTGTCAAACCAGTCCGCAATGCCCTTAAATGGTGCTTTAATATTTGCGAGTATGCCCTTAAACGCATCCTTTGCACCGGACCACGCCTTTGTTGCAGATGAATATGTCCCCTTAAACTTCTCAGAGAACCAATCACCCACACCTGAAAACGCTTTCTTGATGTCTTTGTACTTTCCCTCGAAAAAATTTCCAATACCCGAAAACGGATTTTTCAGGTGCCCCGATGCCGTCAGGAAAGTACTTTTGAACCAATTGCTAATACCGGAAAATGCACCTTTTATCCCACTCGCAATATTTTTGAAAAAACCAATAGTCGTACCGAAATTATTTTTTATCACGGCAACAATTGCTTTAGTAATCGTATTTGACAGAGTCTTCATAGCTCCCAAGCATACCGAGAGTACATTTTTCACACCATTCCAGAGCGTCGTCCAATCGCCTGTGACCATTCCTTTAATGATCTTACATATGCCTGAAAATACCGTTGCTATTCCTTTTATCACCACAGATACGCCTTTTAACGCACCTATAATAATATCTCCCGCCGTCTTGAACAGTTTTGCAAACACCGGAACGATCTTTGCTATACACCAATTTACCAACGGTTGCAACGCCGCTTTCCATACTGCTGCCACCACATCAACAAAATCACCAAAGGCATCAATAACAGCATTTATTGCCGGCTGTACATATTGTTCCATGACTGCCTTGAACTTTGTTGCAAAAGCAGACAGAACAGGGGCAATGTGCTGATTGTATCCATTTAAGAATGTTTGTATCCATTGCGTCACAGATCCTGTTATAGTCGCAAACAACGGACTAATATGTTGATTGTAAAATGTCTGAATCTTAGTCCATGTATTTGACCATACTGCCGAAATGCTCTGTATAATCTTAGATACCGGCGCAATAGTATTTGATAACGCTTTTTTAATTGCATCTTTATTAGCAATGATCGGTGATGTGATCAAGTTCAGCACATCTTTACCAAACTTCGCCACCAGTACCGCCACGTTTGTTACCGCTTCTGCAAAAATACTGATAATACTTGCTGTAATTAACTTCGCATCTTTGGAGCGGAATACCGTTGCAATCTGTGCAAGTACAACACTAAAATTACCAACGATCGTTGCTATCTCTCCCGTAATATTAAACAACGCCGTTAAATCTTCGATCAGATCCTTTTTGTGCTGCTTAAGATACAGTGAGATGCCCCCTAATAGATTGTCTGCAATCGTCAGACCTATGCTGGCTATACTCCCTGTAATTTTCCCCAGTGCCAATACTATCTTATTGACACAATTAGACGCTGCTGTTAAAAGTCCCGGGTCTGTAAATATAGACTGAAAAGTCTTTCCGATTGACTTAAGTTCATTCTTAATGCTCTTAAATACACTGCTCGTATTGCCTAGGCCGATTTGGAAACCTTTCACAAATAGCTTTTTTAATTCATCAAATTTTTTCCGCACCGCATCAAGTGCAGTGGATAATTTTCCGGCACTTTTAGTTGTGTCATCCAGTGCAGATCCAGAAGGTGCCTTTGATGTACTTCCTCCGGACGATCCTGTTGCTGCCTTTGATGACGCATCCTTGTTATCTGATTTAGATGAGGTATTGTTACTCAGCTCATCCCAGCTTGCTAAGCCAAACATCTCCTTGGCGGCTTTCTTTGCCGCCTTTCCTGCTGCCTTTGTATTTTTTGTCAATGTAGAAGCAGACTTAGCTGCCCCCGACATGTTATCATCGGCTTTTGCCGCCATGTCCGCCGTATCAGCCACACCGTTATCACTGCTCTTTTTGCCTGTAAGCAGCTCCGTAAGTTTCACGAAAGCCGATGATAGTCCCACAATTTTTTTAAGCAGAGCGTTGACTTGAACAATAATCGGCTGAAAGAGATTGATAAGTCCCTGACCGATCGATGCTCTTAATGAGTCAAACTGCAATGCCAAAATTCGTGTCTGATTAGCCCATGAATCGGATGTACGTGCAAAATCTCCTGCTGCATTGCTTAACTGGTTCTGAACAAACGAATAACGTAAAGCGACCTTTTCCGCTTCGGACATCTGCGCTGTAGTCTTTCCAAATCCATTAGCCATGGCATATGAATCAAGTGCCGTTTGTGTCATCACAACACCAAGATCTTTTAATGATTCCGTTTCGCCAGTAAATACAGACTTAAGCTTTGTATAAGCCTCATCCTGCGATATGTTGTAAAAAGATGCTACGTCACCAGCAAGCCCAGTGAGTTGCGTAGACATATCTGCAGCCTGATCTTGACTAAATCCAAACGCTGTAGCCATGGATCCAAACGTACCTGCATACTTTTTTGCCATAGTCTCGGACAAGCCAAAACTTTGTGCGGCCGATTTTGCAAAACTATTAATCTTTTTTGATACAGTCGGACCAAATGCTACATCTACAACGTTTTGCACCTCTGCCAAGTCACTACCAAGATCGAGACACTCCTTGCCGAATCCTACTATTTTATCAATGGCAAATGCGGCTGCTAATGTTCTTCCGACTTTTTTCGCCGTTCCAGCAATACTATTAACAGATTTGTCAAATCCTCTGTCATTTAACTCAAGGTCAAGCTCGATTTCGCCTACACTTTCCCCCAATGCTCTCACCTCCAAAGTGTGAGGTCATCGGCTCATAATGGCATCTACTTGACCTTAATTTCAAATATTTTTTTACAGTTTCTACCCTTGCAGATTGCGTATATTTTCTTGCACACTGCATTATCAGCATAAAATATAGGTAGTTCGTATCCGCAATACGGACACTTTATTTTTTTCTTTTTATCCATCCGCGCCACCTGCCGTCCGGATAAATGCTGCCTTAAACATATCTAAGGTAGCATTTAGATCTTCTTGTGTCTTCTGACCAGCTAATTGCTTGCGCCAATTACTCCATATCCTCTTTTGATCTGGAGTAAACTCTTTGATCCGATCTTTGTCAGATTCAGCGCGAATGCTTACAATCCGTCCAAGCGGGGTGTCTGGCCCAATCCCTGCGATCAATGCTGATAATTCAGCCCATTTCATCCGCTTAAACTCGATTGAATATATCCTTACGCCATATTGCTGCAACAAGCTGGAGACGATCAGATCCCAATCGTCAAACAGATCATAATATCTTTCTCCATTAGCTGGGAGATCCCTCGTCATCACCCACGCCTCTGATTAAATTCATGGCGTATTCTATTACAGTTGTAAAATCCTTAAAGTTCAGTTTGAGATCACTGATCTTTTTTCTGTCGCTTTCGCTAAAAAGCAACCGAAACGCCTCTGGAACTGCCTCAGCCTCTGTCTTATCATCAAACAATGCCATCATTTTTAACATTGTTTCCGCTGAGTCATCTACTGTGTACTCCTCTCCCTTGATAATAAGCTTTGGGCTCTCCTCAAAATTTAACTTATCTGTAATATCCACTACTTTACTCATGCTTAACCTCCATTCCGGTTACAGCAAAACAGCCCCATCATGGGGCTGTCTGCTTAACACCTATTTACTCTTTGTGCTTGTTTCTGACGTGCTAACGTCTTCCGCCTTGTTGGCCTGCGACACCGTTTGTGCCGCATCAGCTGGGTAACGTCACTTTTGGTTTTCCGTTCGACACTATGTCAAACTCCAACGGAGCAACGTTGGTGGAATCACCGCCATTGATGTTCGTCACGTTAACTACCGCTTTATCCCATGACACCACTGTTCCATCCGGGAATGTCCAGTCAAAGTATGCATATGCATCCTGACCGTTCGCAAGCCACTTACCAGCCACAAAGTCATTTCCTGGATCGCCGATGCTTCTCTTGGCTGATACCGAAATCGTGATTGCCTTGCCTGTCTGCAATGCGCTCTGCCATCCTTCCTGTGTGAATGAGTTCCACGTTTCCACGCCATTATCAATCGACACGGAAAACGATTCGCACTCCGCAATGTCGTTCTTCGACTCAGCAGCATCTCCAATGTGAAACTGATTTTTGTAGCATGGGAATACTCCTTCTGTTTTTGCCATTATTCTTCCTCCTTTTCTGTGTAAAGTTCTGTTTCGATAACCATTTCATATATGCCGTTGTCGTCCGTCCCCACATCCTGCGGTTCCGGCACCAACATGCGGCAAAATTTAATGGTCTGATTATTTACTGTTTCATTTTCCAAGTCTCTAAGGACCTGATACAGCTTATGTGCCATTCGTTCGGTTTCGACGGCATACCGGCTGCCGTGGATCAATATGGATACCGGCAGAATATCATAGGTTGCATTACTGCGCCCTCCCAGTGGTATATGACTGCTGCCACTGCGCCGCAGATGATAGCATCCTATACTATTGTCCTTTTTGGCATCCAACTTACCCATATAGCACTGCTCTGCCATATCAAGACCGGCTATGTAATCCCTGATGTCTGACAGCATCATCACAATCCAGCCTCCTTCCGGTAGAACTTCTTGAAAGTATTTCTCGCATGGCTCTGATACATTCCGCCTTTCATCCATGGCTCAAACCATTTTCCTCTGGCGTTCGGGTTTTCCTCAGTGCTGAAATTGTACTCCGGGTGGTAGTACAGCCGTCTTGCATATGGAGTAGATGATACTATTGCACAACTGCCTTGGGCAGACTTGCTATAGTCAACAAATGTGCTCTCATTTTGCAAGGCACCGGTATCTCTCGGCATCACCTGCGTCTGCACAATCTCCGTGTGCAATGCCTCTGCTGTCTTTTCCAAAGCTGTAATCTTTGCTCTTGTCAATTGTCTCAATTTTCCTTGGTCAATTCTTACTCTTGACTTTGATCCCATCAAATCACATCCAATTCGCTATAGTTGACCGTGCCGTCCGGATTTCGGCTTTTCCGACCCCGAAAGATCCGCCGTGTAACTCCACCAACTTCTATCGTGCCGCCACTTAATGTCTCAAATGACGGTGCAATATCGCCGGGAAAAAGAGCCACTCCCGATAACTGTACAAGTTTCTTCTCTGCGGTCAGGACTGTCTTCGCACTGTCCTGATAGTTGCAGGTAAGATCCAGATCCAGCGCCGGTAATGGCTCTCCATACACGCCAATACCTTCCGGCTCCAAATGTACCTTCACTGCGGTTTTGCAGTCTCGCTTGCGCACTAAACACGGATATCTCATTGTTAGCCTCCTTATATCATCCTGCAGCACAATCCGGTTTTGCCAAGTTCTGCATAGATGTCTGTGCGGATGATTATGTTTTGCACTTTGATCACGTTGATACCGCTCGTAAAAGTCATTGACACGCCATTGATCCCGTATGAGGATAACATTGAGTCCAGCTCATCTTTGTTCTCATGAATAAAGTCAGCTAGCAGGCAATTAACATACCGTATCTGATCCTGTTGGTAAGCGGTTAGGTTATCAAACCCGATCCCACGTATCCTGCAATAGGTCAGTGTGTCAATCTGCCGACCGGCTGTATCTAACTGACGTTTCAATTCTTCCTCTCCGATCAGGGTACCTCCGTAGACTTCCGTGTAGTATTCCTTATCGGCATACATCCGTATCCCTCCTACCCCTCTGTATATTCTGTGGTATCCACATCTACAAAGATGGAGTCAATCTTGCCATCCTTACCATTTGGAAATACAAATACATCTGACAGTGATCGGTTCTGATACAGATAGCCATCTCCCTCTGTATGAGCTCCCGGAGCGAAGTAATAAATGCTGGAAATTTTCGGAACTGTCTTGCAGGTCTGGCCACATGCCACAAGCACGTTGATCTTATGTGCACCTGTTACAGCCTCAGTTTCCTTGCTGCTGTCTGCTGTCACTTTCTTTAATGGGGCAAAACCGCCTCCCTCTGGATTCCAGTCAAAAGTATCGTAGAATCTTTCATCATCTACTACTTCCATGATCGGCACGCCATCAATATCGGTTACACGTGTTTCAATGCCCATTCCGCCCTCTGCGATCTGGGTCATCTCAATCTTACGTGTGAACTCTGTAGACTGTTCCAATGCATCCATAATTTCGCTTCGAACATACATGATCAGTGATCCATTCGCCTTATAGCGACGAAGCTTACCTTTTGCCAATATATCTTTAAGCATGCTAAAGACCTTCGCCTTGGTGTATGTGCTTGTCGCCGTAGATGAATGATATCCCTCTGTTGCCTGCGCCGCCTGTGCTACCTTAGAGAAGAACAGCGCATCCGTCTCCGGAGCCACGTGTGTCTGTTCAAAAACTCTCGTGATGTTCTGGATAGATGCTGTCTCGTTCGTCTCATCCACGTCCGCCTTATCTACCAGGAATGAAACATCTCGATCATGATTTACCGTGTACGGCACATCTGTCTGGGCGTAACTTCCACGATTCCAGCCTCCGTTGCGCGAATGGTTCTTGTAGCCACTCACACTCATCTGTGTGAAATGGAATGTCCTTGCACCCACCCACTTTACATTGCTTGTTACGAACGGGGAAGTCAATGTCCCCTGCATCAGGATCTCCAATAACTCCGGACTCCACTGCTCTGCATAATTTAATGACATATTATCACCTTATTTAACCTTTCCTTTTAATTGTTAAAACGGTTCCACCGCTTACTTGGGGTTACCGGAGTGTTCGACTGCTGCCCTGTGGTATTTGTCGGGCCTCCGGTCTGTCCGGCTCCAACCTGCACAAATCCCTTGGACTGTTCTTCTGTCTTTCCCTGCTTTAACGCCGGAACATCCTCCAGTACCTTGTTGACTGCTTCCTTGAGCTTGTCTGCGTCCACCTTGCCCTCTACAACTACAGCAGATGTATCCGCCAGCTTCATCACATACGGAATAGTCTTCACATCAAGCCCCATCTCTACGCCGATCAGCACGCCCTCCTTCTCAATCTCGGACGCAACTGCCAACTGTTGTGCCTGTACCACCTGTGCCTGCAAAGCTGTCGGATCCGGTTCCGACTCCTCTTTCTGCTTCTTATATGCACCAATGGCACTTTCCATTTCCTCCTTGCTCAATCCCTGCTTCTTGAAAAAGTTCTTCAGCACGGTATCCTCTGCCACTGCCTTTTTCCCTTCGATTACGCTTGCAAGTTTTTCATAATCGATCTCCGGGGTCTTTGACTGTTCCTGCTGTCCTGTCTGTGGTGCAGGTGCGCCATTTGGCTCTGACTGTCCATTATTCTGACCACCTTCGCCTCCTTGTCCACCGTTTGGATCCGCAAATAACTGCAGGTTCATTCGTAATTTGTTTGTTTTCATAATTGCTCCTTTCAGTTTTGAGGGTGTCTCCCTAATCAGTTTTACGTGTGTCTCACATCAGTTTTATACGCAGGTGTCTCCTCGTAGTTTATGATCGAACATCGTGTTCGATCTGCCTTCGGGCAATAAAAAAAGCACTCTGGTTAAGTGCCTTTTGAACCTCTCCGAAACCTGTTATACTGAATCATATAGAATCAACTTTCACAGATTTACAGAAAGGACTTTATTATGCTTGATAAAACTTCTAAACAGATACTTGAATATCTGTATAACTGTTCCGATTATACTTTTCATGCTAATCATGGATATCCGGAACAATTTACACAGGCTGATTTTCTTGCAGCTATTGACTTCTTGGAAGAAAATGGCTATGTTTCTACCACCAGAGGTCGTTATCGTTCCCTGATCAGCGCAACACTTACCCATAAAGGCCGCCACCAAAAAGAGTTTAACTCTATCGCATTGAAGCGTTACCTGCTGGATAAATGGATTGATCTGCTTGCTCTTATCATATCTGTTCTTGCTTTTGTCGGTGCATACCGTCATGAAATCAGCGCACTATTACAGCTAGTAATGCAAGCACTGATAAAATAAATGCAATGCGGGACATGATTGGGAAATCTGACCATCTGTCCCATACTTTTTCTTTTCTCATGTTACCATCTCCTCTCGCAGGTTGCACCGGTGCAACTTTTTGATAATTATTTTTTACTCATTACAGAAGCAAATCTATTTCTTGCTTCCTCATCTTGAGGGCGTGTTATTATTTTCCCTTCTTTAACACACTCTCGAAGATGTTCTTTGTAGTCTTCAATTCCCGTATAACAATCATAATTAAACCCCAGACTCTGTCCGGTCTTTTCCTTTAACTCTTTTTTTAATTGTGATATCTCTTCATCTGCAGCTATCATGTTTAATATTTTCATTTTACAATCTCCTCATAAGCATCATACAACTCTCGGAACATTCTTTTCAGTTCCTCTCGTTCTGGTAAATCCAATATATCAATCACACTGATATTAGCAAATGTTTCAAGTTCTTTATTCCCTGGTCTTTCCCAATAATCTTCGTCGTGGCCAACAATTCCATGTATTTTATTATTGCTTAAAGCACTGACGATATCAGACATGGCAAATGAACTTTCAAACTTTCCGCCTCCTTCAAACCAGCTTTCAACCTCTCTCTTATTATCATAAACTTTTCTACTGCACTTATCAATAGCACCAATAAACTTCTCGTTGTTCCAACTGTGATATGTTAAAATATCCATCCTATGAGTAACTTCATGGGCAAACACATAATCCATATCATAATCTGCAATATACGGATATTTTGCATTATATTTTACGACATCATCAGCTATGCTATAAGCAAATGGAGCCGTAATATTTTCATCCGAAACAACCTCTGTCATCTCTGAATATAACATCATTAAGCTTTTATGCTTACTTGGATTTTGATCTTGTTTTATTCTCTCGACAAATATCTTATATTCATCAAGAATGCCAATTTCTTCAGCCTTTTCTTTTTTGTTCCATTCCTCTCTCCTTGCAGCATACATCCGCTTATCTTCCGGAGCCAATGCAGTCCGTTCTAGTCTGCTATACTTGTCCTGCTGTCGCTTAGCATATTGTTTCCTCGCCTCTCTCTTGGCTTGTGCCTCTATCGCTTCCAGCTCCGATTTTTTCCACCTCTTGTTTGGCGGTGTAGATATGTCCGGAAAGTATGTGGTATGACTGTCTCTGCAATTAGGATGATACAGCCCTGCTGCCATTGCCGCACTCATGAGAGGATATCCCTGTTTTGACGCTTCTTTTGCTGTGCCACCGCTCCATACATCATCTATAAGCACCCTGCCTACCCATGGTAAACATAGTGGGCATGCATTGCCACGCTTATTCATGATCACTGTATGTATGCCCCACTCCTGTCGTTTGGTACCCTCTCCGGAGAGATAGGCTCTTTTACTGGCAGTGCGCAACGCCATTTCTGCATATGACTTAATGTTGACTTGCTTACCATCTTTGTATTTGACGCAATTTAGGCCCGTTGACGCATAGTCTTTAACCGCCATGTCCACCGCCTTTTCATACGTCCCTGCTCCGCTGTTGGCGTACACTTGTGCATTAAATATAGCTCGCCGCACTTGATCATCATGCATGCGTAATATAGCTGATTCTGCGCGTAGCATATCGTGTTCTACCGCATCCAATAACGCATCCATCTTTCGCTCATTTATTCGGAAAAATTCTCCCTGCAGTTTGTCTGAAGCTTTATGCAGCTTCACACCCTTGCGGATTGCCTCCAGTATTTTCTTCTCCTGCGCCATTTTCCCTTGAGCATTCGCCTGTAGGATTGCCATCCGCATCTTGGAATTGATTGCCTCATACCGCTCCTCCAGTTTTCCTTTGTGTTTTCTGCGGTATTCTTCCAATCCGGCAAGCTGTTTTGCCTGCCACTGTTCCCACTGGAAGCCCTCTTTCGTTTCCTCGACACGGTGCCGTTTCATATTCCGCATCATGGAATCCAGCAGCTCATTTTCTATGGCCGCAAATGCTTTCCCCACATCATAATCCATATTCTCCATGGTGATATCTCCTATCGGTTAGAATGTACCTTGAAGCCCTGTGATCTAAACTGTCTGGTCAATGCCTTTAGCTGCGTAACAGAGTCGCACCGGTCGCACCGCAACTCTGCGTAACCGGTCTTTTCTACTGCATAGATTCCAAAGGGTACCTGTTCCGATGCCACCTCAAGAAGTTTCTGATACTCCTTCCGGGACATTCCGTACATCTTTTGATTTACCTTTACTTTCACCTGTCATTCCTCCCTCGATAAAGCTCTCTGCTGCCTCTTTGCTGATACCTAATGTTGCTGTGACAATCGATATTGCTTCGCTCCTTGTCACACTTCCCTCTTTCACCATCTTAATAATCCCCATCAGAGAAGTAATCTGGGCACCATTCAGAGTACTGGTAGATCCAGCTTCCTTATTCGTTCCCTGTTCCACCTCAAGCCCATCCATGTTCAACGTCGGCTCTTCCATCGTCTCCACACCATCTCTGGCATTTAAACGATCAATTTCTTCCTGCTTCCATTCGTCTGTCTTAGTGTCTCCATACAGTTCTTCCACAACAGCTTCATTGGACATGATCCCGCTGGACTTTGCTTTGCCCACCGTCTCAATCTGTGACTCAAACGACGGATTTGCATACTCACCAAATTCTACCGATGCCACAGTATCTTCTACAGTTACCGCATTCAACGTGTCCAATGCTTTGAATATAACATCGATCAATTTCGGTATCGTTGTCTGCAGTGCATCAATGATCTTTCCTCTGGTGTACAGCGTAGTCTTTTCTTTCTCCCTCTGTGCATCGGCATTGTCCAGTTTCTTGACATCAATTCCGATCGTAGATGGACTGATGATTCCCTGTAGGCAGAGATCCAAAGCAGTGATGTATGTACTTAGATATGATTCGTGAGGAATAACCGGCTGTGTAACCTCAATCTTGTCAGCAGCGTTCTCGCTCATACCCCCTTGTACTGCTATAAACGTATTGTCGAATGGATTCGGAACAAGAAGCTCCTGTGTTTTTGGATTTCTTGGTATAAGATCCTGCGGGATATACTTCGTTGCACGCCCGTCTCTCATCGCTTGAATCCACTGGCTCCATGCTTCGTCTAATGAATCAAAGTCATCTGTTTTGCCATCAAAGATCGACTTGCCTCTTCCTTTCACCCGTGGGTTGCTGTAAACATAAAAAGGCACAGCCATACAGAACGAATCGTCAAAGCGAATATCTTTCAAGCCGGCCAATGCAGATACATTCTTTAAGTCCACCTTTTTTTCATCATGCAACAGCTCATTTCGGATATAACCAAATCCATAATGTTCCTTTAGTTCATAGTGTTTATTTCGCTCCTTGTAAGCAGTTTTTAAGACTACCTCTCTCATTCGTCCACGGTCATAGACGAGATCAATTCGATCCGCTGGGTACCATTCTATGATCGGATATTCACTCATCCTTGTATCCAACGATATCTTAAATGCTCCATCTCCCAGATATAATGCTTGACTGACCGCCTCTTCCAACAGCTTCTTAAATTGATTCTCTTTGTCAATCTGCTTCCATGCGTCCTTTCTTTTGTCAGGCACCGTGACGGCATCAAAGTCCGTCATAATAATACTGGTCAACATATCAACAATAATCGCCGGCAGTCCGATATGTATCTTCCGGATCTCTCTTCCGTTACTGCTTCGTGCCGCCCAAAAGCGTAGTCTGTTCTGGCTGCTGTCAATCTGGCTATATAACTGCGCCAGCTCGTCGGGGTCTCCCAAATACCATATTCTGTTTTTGATCACGTTGGCTTGAAAATCCATAGTCTCTTGTATGTTAAAACTATGTACATTTGCCGGAGTGATCTGCAGCCAACTCTGCATCTTCTGTTTTACGTTCTCACTCATTTTGTCCAGCCACCTCATTTATTTCCTCCATTACTTACTCCTATCTTGTTCTTGTACGGAATCCAAGCATATTGAGTGCTGTTGACCATGTGGTCGTTTGCATCCTCTGGCTCCTCGTCCTTATCCTCTTTCCAGCTATAACAGTCCAGCTCTCGGATATAGTTCACGCAAGTGTCAACCACCTGATAACACGGTCCTACATGCTTATCCTCGTCATACGCCATCCAGCCAAGCTGCAACATGATACGGTCAACGATTATTACTTTCTTGTATGCGTTGTTAAATATATATAGGCATTCCTGATGCGCTCGCTTGTACTTTGCACACTCCGTTAGTGTTGCCTGATCTGCGTTGTCCACAAATACATTTCTTGCCAGCCCTCCCCATTCCTTTCGATTTCTTTCCAGAAACGCTATAAAATTAACTACTGTGTCACTGGGCGCAATCGGGACCGTCTGACTGGCATTGTTATAGACTTTCTCATCCAGTACAATGCATCGTCCTTTATTCGTGATTCCAACAAAGCTCATGGCGATCGTGTCTGAAGATTTTGTGGAATACGCCGTATCAAGTCCTGCACTAAAATATTCAAACCGTTCCGTCTGCTGCCTACTAACGTCATCACGAATATAAGCTCTCGCCTGTTCTTTCGTAATCACATGATGCTTTTTGTTAAAATTACAAAAGACAAGACCGGTAGCCTTGCCTCTTAATCCTTGTATTTTATTCTTATACATCTTAGTCCCCTTGGGGACAGCATCTATCTTAGCTTGTATCTGCTCCGGAGTCATCGCTGCGTTATCATAAAATGTAAAATACCAATGGATGTACCCGGCTACCGGATCCTCGTTAAGCTCGGCCAACAATTCCGGTGGATAATCCTGTATGTAGCGTTTAAGCGGCCTGCTCCGATTGATGAACTCTTTATACACCGGCTTGTCCGGTGCATCCGGATTGCTTGTCGTCATCATGTATTGGCAACGATGTGTGATCTCTCGCAAAAACTCCATGTCTGCGATGTTTACCTCATCGATGTAAACGCATCCATATTGCGCTCCCAGAACTTTTTCCCAACGATTCTTGTTATCATAACCGCTGACATAGATTATTTTTTCGCCGGTTGGCGTGTCATACACGATATGTGGTAAACCGATACGACCTTTGCCGTTGCTGTAGTAGTTGGCGAGCACTCCAAATTGGGCCAACAATCCACACTCACTGTTTATTACGTTTTTTTCAACCGTGCCGAGATCTAAGCCACACAACAAATGATACTTCTTGTCTGACTTTGCAACCATTAACATAAACTTAGTAATACCAACAGTGGTCTTTCCTGCTGCTGTCGTCCCTTCTAAGTAATCTCTCTTTGTCTCGCACAACAAAAAATCCTTAAATTTAGGAGACAACTTTATCATATTCAGCCACCTCCCGCTATTCTGCCGCCTCGTCACTGTGCATCGGTTGTATCTGATCCAGCAGTTCTCGTATATTGTCTATCGCTTCCGTCTTTTCCTGCGTGCCGTCGCCGGACTGCTCGTTTACCTTTGCCTGCAGGAGTGCAATCTCTGCCTTCTGCTTTACGGTAGCAAAGTCCATGTGATCTGCGAGCCACTGCAACGCTTTTTGTTTGTCAAGCAATTCCACGCTATTGGTGGTACTTCCGAAAGACACTTTCTTGATCAAAGTGCCATCCGCAAACGGATTATCCAAACATATATTGTTTTGCTCATCAACATAATCATTGATGTCTGCATACAGGATATCTATATATTTTTGTATAATATCTTCTTCTGTCAGAAGTTCTCTGTTAAGCCTGCCTTGCTTGAGCTTTTTGATCTCATCTTGCACCTTAACATTTCTTAACATTCTTGACCCTGCTGCCATTGCCGCTTCGTATGTGCAATCATACGCTTTCATATATGCCTTTGTCGCGTTAAAACTTCGCAGGTAATATACGCAAAAAAGTCTTTGTCCATCGGTGAGTTCGCTATTTTCTACGAGCTCTTCAATGTCTGCTTCTTCTCTTTGCATATTGCTGTTTGATGATGCTCGTTTCGGGTGCACCCTTTTTGCTTTTTTGGGTGCACCCTTTTTTCTGCTCCATCCATATCGTTTCTGCCAGCTCTTCACTGTGTTAAGCGATACATTATATTTTGCCGCAATGTCCTTATATTTCATTCCGGCCAAGTAATCAATTTCCGCTAATTCCTTTACATCTGCCACAACACCACCTTCCTTGCACGCAAAAAGAGCACCCAATTTCTCGGATACTCTTTCTTTTGATGATATAATAATAGCACATATGAATAGGACATAAAAGGACATCTTTTATTTTTTATATTTTTAATAAATTCAATCCTTTCCCGTGTATTCTTTGCACTTGTTTCGCACTATACCCTAATTTTTGTGCTATTTCTTCCCACTTCTTAAGTTCTATGTATCGCATACGCAGAACTGCTGCCGCTTTCGGATCTGATATATCCAATATTGCATCCTCAATCTCCAGCCGCTTTTCCAAGGCTTCGCACATTTTATCTTGTATTTTTGCCTGTACCCGCTCATACTTGATCATAATGTCCGACAGGTCGGATTTGCTGGTTGAGCCTTTTGGCATATCGGATAGCTGCTGGATCGGAGCAGACATCGTCACCTCTCGTAATGATCGTTCTTGATCTCTTAAGTCCTTGATCTGCAACATGATATTGCGATATTGACGCAAATACTCTTTTTTTACTTCGTTGCGTGCTCTTCTCTGTCTGCGTTCTGCTTCTCGTTCCTGTCTCACAGCGGAACGAATCGCTTTCGCTGCAGTTGGATCTTTATATCCTTCTCCATTTTTGTTCTGCATACGTTTCTCCTTCCATGGGATCTATTGTGATACCGGTGTTACAAAGCGGTTATTTTTCGCCTTACGTTTGCCGTCTGCATTGTATTGGCTTTCCGGCTTGTAAAATCCGCACTCCTCTATATCACAATACAATTTCTTCAAGCCTCTGCACATTCCCTTGTTTGAATGCCCAAACTTCGCATCATACATGATGCAGTCTTTTTTTACGCTCATTTCTCATTCCTCCATCACTAATTTAGTCCTCTCCATATTGTTACCTCTGGTTCATTGATGCGCCACACACTCGGTGCTGCAACTCCAACTCCACACTCCCGCCTCCGATCATTATATAACGGGCACTCTGTACAACGCTCATGTGATTCACAACAGGTTTGTAAAGTTTTTAATGCATCTATAATTTGTTTTCTATCCATTCTTTCCACCTTCCTTTAATACCTTAATCGCTCTTCCTAAACCTGTATAAAAAAAATCATCACATTCAGAATCAAAACAAGGATCGACTTCTTCAACATATCTGTCAAAATCAGCATATGCAAGTTCCCTTTCTTCTTCTAACTGTTCCACAATCTTATCTACATCATAAGCTGTCGGCTGCAAATCAAGATACTTCTTTAGTGCCCTCAATCCATCTTGTTCCATTTCTGCACATAAATCTGTATCACATTCCATCCTTTCCATAAAATCATCCGCATCTATCGTTCTCATCCGTTACACCTCCTCATGATCATATTCTTCCAGCACTGGTAGCGGCGGCAGTGGCATCCAGAACAATACCTTATCCTTCCACAATACCCAGCGCCTTTGCTTGCTATATGGATCTATTTTTACTGTGTCAATTCCGTATTCCGGCTCATTTGTATAGCCCAGCCGGCAGATCAAATATGCACCATCTTTGTCCGGAACTTCTTTGACCTTAGTGGATACCCATTCCCTCGCTAACTGCTGCCCTATCGAATCCTCTTCCTCATGTTGCACCGGTGCAACTTTTTCACTTTCCTCAGTCTGATCTATTACCTCAACCTGCTCTTCGTTAATCTGTTCGATTTCATCCTCACAAGCTTCCTGCTCAATCTCTTCCTCTGCAGAATTGGCACTTTGATCCGTTTCCTGCTTTTCCTCTGTATGTTTATCCACATTGTTATCAACAATGTGGTCCATTTCTTCATGATCTTCTGCGATCTGTTCCGCTGTGCCTGTATGTCCCTTAGGCTCTGCTTTTTGCTCTGATTCATTTTGTTCGAACATCGCCACTCCATATATCCGTTGATATACTGCTTCCGGAGTGCCGCGCCATTCATCCCAGCTTTTAATAGTGTTTGCAATCCATGCCCATGGTACCGTTTCGTGTTCGTTTGTTCTTACGTTTACAAACGCCATTGGTAATTCTGTCCCCTGTATGGACATAAGCACGGTTCCAACCTTGGGAACTCTCGCCCTTGGTGTAGCCACCCCATTCGGTGCTAACGCTAATACAACATCCTTATCTCCTACCGGATCATTCTGCATAGCTGCATATATTCTCGTGAATATTTCCGGATTATTTTGTAAGTGATAGTATATAGCCTGCTGGTACCAGCAATCCGTCTTGACCGGCGTACTTGGAATATCTTCGAGCATCACCTCCATGTCAGTGATGTTCTCTTCTGCCTTTATGTCCTTTTTAATATCCTGCAGCTCTGCTTTTGTCGTTTCTGCCGGAATGACCTCGATCACTTCATCCGACATCGTCAACATCTCCTGTAATTTTGCGACTCCACGATTGCTGTATCGCTGTTCCAACGCAGGAGAGTTGCCACCTACGCTAAAGCGGTCATTGATCGCAATGTAACGTGATACTGTCCCCTTATCGATGCCGTATTCCGCTTTTGCAAATTCATACAAATTTGGATATCCGCTTTCGTACAATATTGTCGTATCTCTTGCCTGCTTGAGCAGATACCCAATCTTAACAAAGTGGTCTGCTGCCGACAGCAATTCTTTGTCTAACGCCGCCTTAAACTGCCCATAGTTGTTATATTCTATCAATTCTTCCATGTTCTTCCTCCATTCAAACTGCCGGTGCCATCGCTCCTGCATCTGCCATTGCTCCGGTATCTGCCATTGCCGGTCTTAATTTACGTTGCTTCGCATTCGTGTACTGTTCCAGCCACTCATCGATCTGCTTTTCGTTCAAACCGATTTCGTCATTATTCTTCGTGTCGTGCGGCCCATACCACTGCATCACGCTAAACTTTGTGCTGATCTCCACCGTTACAAACGGCATATCCGGCACATCCTTTTTGCGCAAAACCAAAATGTAACTTTTTCCTATGTTGTGCTTTCGCAGGTAACTTTCCCCACCAACGCAATGATGTTGTAATCGACCCTCATCGATGATCTCTGACGCACTTTTGCATGGGCGGATCATGTAAGCCCCGGATTCATAATGGTATCTCTTGTCCAATTTCTTAAAATTGTTTCTAATGCTCGGAAATGCCTTTTCATTTTCTGCTTTCCATATATCCTGTTCTTTTTTGTTCTGCTCCTTAACCATCTGCGCATGTCCTGCGTACATATCACGTGGGAACAAATAAACCGTATTTGTCATGTCGTATCCTAATTTCGCTCTCATGTCCAAATAGTCGGCATATGTCCTGACCACCCGATTAAAATCTACTTTTGCCTGTGCTGCTACCTTTGCCACGTAATTTCTGAACTTCGTCATACTCATACAGCCCAAAATGCTCTCATACGTATCTTCATACAAAGCACATTTCGCAAGCCAAACCTCCATATCTTCGTTCCATTGCAATCCATGGCTCTTTTCATATCGCATTACCCGCAGCATATCAATATCTCCATGATACTTGCGCAACGTCCGGAGTTGTTGCTTATTAATTCCAAGCAAGTCACATACCGTCTTTGCAGATTTATTTTCCAGCAGGCTCCAGTCTCCGTATGTAAAATGATGCACCAGCTTTTCCAGTCCCATCTTCGTTAATATTTCCACCACCGGATTGATGTTGTATATCTGCAGGTAACCTATTACATTTGCAAAATTGACATGCATCTTGTACCACTCTACTCCGCTATATTTCATCCTTGTGTTTGCCAATTCTGCATAAGATCCCGGCCACATCTTGCCTTCTTGCCGTACCGGTTTTTCCCCTGCATACATTTCATAATTGCAATCATCCCAATACCACTCCCCCAAATATGGATTGTATTTTCGGTAATCATATTGCACGTTTTTCCTGCCCTCTTGGATAAATGCTCTTGCTATCTCTGCTTCATATATTCGCTCGTATTCAGCCGTTCGGACCACCTCCACCTCAACAAAGCGGGCTACAATCTTCCCTGGGTCTTTCGTTCCCTGCAACATATACGCCTGTTTCGTCTGCCTATACACTCCCTTGTAGTATCCTGCTGCCTTATAAATCCCCTCCGCGCCACATAAAGTGCACACGCCCGGTTCATTGTGGTACGGTTTCTCTCCCTGTCTTGCCATATCCTCCAGCGTGACAGGTTCGAACGTATACTGTGCTGTCTTTCCACAGCACGAACACTGTACCGTTGCCATGCGTCCTTTCTTGTGATATGTCAACGTATGCTTACTCGCCAATTCTTGTTTCGCCCAATTAATCATTTCTTTCGGGATTTCGTATAAACATTCACGTCGCTCCTGCAACGCCTTGCGTCGCCGTTCCGCAACTTCATAGCGTTTGTTGTCCAACATCCTTTGTCTCGCAATGTCCACCCATTCCACCCATGCATGATCCCTATATAGCGGATTATTTACCGGCTTGGCACCCTTAAAGAAATCCTGAATCGTGTCGTAATCCTCTTTGCAGATGTCTATATCATTTACCGACATCTTCATCGCAACGTTGTATTGATGCCACGCCCCTTTCTCATAGACGCCATAATCTTTCTGTGTCTCACCTATCGTGATCGACGGCTCTTTGCTTCGTCCGGCTTTATATACCCATACGATCAGCGTAGCTTCTCCTCGAAGTGTCCGCACTGCTGCCACAGCATGTTCTTTATTGCTGCACCGTGGTTTTGGCGGTTCTTCTAATATCATCTTTCTCTGCATCGTTATCCCTCCTTAAACCACTCGTCAAATAACGATTTCACCTTATGTCCCAAATAATATTCTGTTACAAGCTGTTTATCCTGCTGATCCGTTGTAGATCCTGCAAAACATCCTCCCTGTTGATGTTTGCGCGCATACGCATATATCGCATCATAGATTCCTTTGAGCCTTGCGCCTTTTTTCATGATTCCTCTTGCCACTTCCTCGTTTTCCAGCATCGCAGAGTTGGCAAACACAGCATAAAATCCACACATCACTTTTTCGGGTCCCTCTAAAGTTTCCAACTCTACATTCAGCCGTCCCAGTGCCGCCGTGATCGGTGTGGCAAGCTCGTCCGACATTCCATCCACATAATCTTCTACTTCATACGGGTCTATCCCGTTTTCTTTTGCCAGTTCCTGCAGTCCTTGTATATCTCCCTCCGCACGCAATCCTGCTGCCGTTTTGTTCAGTTCCTCCACCGAGTCAAACTCTCCAAATTTCGTAAACAGTTGCGCCGGTGCAACTTTCTTTGCCATAATAGCTCCCCTTTCCCGGGGCAGATCTATCCGCCCCGTAGTACTTGATCAACTAGTTCTATGTGTGACATGTTATGTGATACAGCTAATATATCTTCCCACCCATCAGCAGACGAATAATATCCTCGCTTTCGTAAAACGCTTCGCCATCAATCCACTGGCAGGGTACTTTGCGGAAATGCTTTTCGAAATATCTTCTCGTTCTTCCCAGTGCAGCACTGATCTGATCGATGTTGAAACTGCCGCCCTCCGGGAACAGCTCTACAAGCTGATTCTGCATCCGCTTCTTGAGTTCCAGATCACGCACTCTGTTCTTGTGTGGTCCGTCATCGCCTTCATGCTCTTCCTGTGTCAATTCGATCAGGTTTAGAGCAAAATCTAATCCCCCTTGTGATCGAAACACTATATGATGCTTATGCATCCCGAATATATCGTTACCTTCCATCGTTTATCACCTTTTCTTTCCTTTCCGCCTGTGCTCTCTGCCGTTCCATCTCCTGCGAGTATTTATTGGTCTGTTCAGATACTACGGAAATGCTGTGTCCTGCTGCCTTTGTCAACACCTTATCAATCAGATCTGCATTGATCGTCCCTTGGTATCGATTATTTTTGTTGTTCTGGAAGCGGCACAAGTTAAAGCCACCATCCAAATAGTCAGATGTGGCATGGATCTCCAAACAACATTTTTTATTTAGATACGTCAATGCTTTGTATGTGATCCACAGGATTGCCCTGTCTCTCGTTGTGTTTTTGATGCATCCATGATGCATCGCTACATGCTTGCCATACTCCAGCGTTATGCTGTACTCTGCATGTTTGCCTTGCATCTGCATATCTAAATAAATCTTAACCGGAGGCATTGTTGCTACATTGATCGGCTGTTGTTTTTTCACTGGATCAGCTCCTTCTTTCTTTCGCAGTCGTGAATATATGTAAAACCCACCAACAAAGTCTGAATGGTAAATTTTAGAATCCAGATACCTGCATTTGCCATAAAATATCTGCTCCATCTTTTTACCAATCTCATCGCCGGCCATCACCAGTTCCTGCATCTTGCGTCTTGTCAGCTTTGTCACTGACTCTTTGATGATTGGCTTTTTTAAATTTCGACTGCACTGCACGAGATGCTTTCCTCCGCTCTCCATCTTTGTGATGTATCTGGCAAAGCCCTCCAACCCAAAATCATCATCCGGTTCTGCGTACTTGCATTCACAGCGCCCCTTTGTCCATTTGGATTCTGCGACATCTCTGTCCATTTTTGACATGATCAAATGATGATGAATCCGCACCTTCCGGCTTTCCGCACCTTCCGGTACAAATTCGATCACATAAATATATTGCAATGCCGTCATCCCCTGCTTCTTACGGTAACGGCTTATTGCCTGCAGATAATTCCGAATATCTCTTCTCGCTCGGTCCAAGTTCGGCAGATCACCATCACGATAGGTCAGCGTGACGATCAGATCACCGGAATGGAAATTGGCGTTCATTAGTCGCACAATTCGCTTTTGCCGGTTCTTTAAGTTCAGCTTTTTCTGTACCTCTCTACTTGCTTCTCCTTTCGGAGTTCTTGGAATGTCCGATCTATTCAGAAATACCGGGTAGACATTCGATTCTACATAATCTCCTGCAATGATCCGCTGGTGCATGATCCTACATGCCGGGAGATTCTTCATCTTGCGTCTGACTCTCTCTTCCCTAGTCTCACTCCCGAACACTGTCGTATCATAGCAATCCTCTAATTCTATCTGTGCATATGCAGGATTAGGCGATACCCGCCATGCCTGTCCATATACATCTGCAAAATCATATTGGTAATACTGTAATTTCGCCATACAACACTTCCTGTGATTCATTTAATAATACTCATTACGAGGTCGGCAAAGAGCTGTATGCTCTTGTCAATTTCAAAAAAAGGTCGTATACTCTATATGTAGTTATAGGTATTGACCTTTTAGTTATAGGTGCGCATTTGCCAGAATGTGCACCTATTTTTTAGTTCGATAATCTTCTACAATCTCAATGCCATATTCAATAGCACACTGATTCTCAATTCTGCAACCTCTTGCTTGTTCCCAACCCCTCGCAAAATATGCCACATCTGCATCAGCCAGTAATTCCAATGACTTTGCAAGGTACTTCAAAGGTACACACCCTTTGTCTGGGTTATAGTCCTCAAAATATGATTCAATAACTTCAACATCTTCATTAAACATAACTTTCGCGCTTTCGATAGCGTTCTTCCTTACTGCAAGAATTTCCTCTTCCGACTTGCCATTCATGGGCTGGCTAATAAATAACTTCTTCATTTTCACTCTCTCCTTTACTTTGTAATTGCAACAACTTGTCCATTCTCAAGCACTACACGCTTGTCCTTTTCTTCCATCAATTCAATGCAATCCTGCACTGTGATCTGCTCTAAATTCATCCTAATCCCTCCTTTCCCTGCCGACAGGCACAGCACGGGGCATACCAACGCTATAAGGTGAGTCCGTGCTGCAACTTGTTATACAATTCAAACATCAGGAGGTAAAATAAACTTGTGTATGCCCCTTGCTGCACCTGCCGGTCATATTTGTTGAGTTTGCTAATTCACTGCCTATTAGGCACTGAAACACTCGTCCCTTTTATGATCCATTCTTCATCCTTGTCTTGTCTGAGGCTTTACGATCAATTGTACAATCTCATCTTCTGCGTTCATCTTTCTTTCCTCCGGCGGCAGGCACAGCACGGAGCACAC